ACACGCCTCTGTGAAACGTAAACATTTTACCTGCACCAATAGATAAGTTATCAGTGTTTAAACCTGTTGTTGAAACGTAAGCAAAGTACCCTTTGTAGAAGTATCTTGCGTGTAAATCAACAGCCATATCAGCAGTAGAGTCAGCTTGTGAAACGTTAACACCAACCATGATGTTTTCTGTTAAGGCCATATCCTACTGTTGGGCTTACGGACCACTCAGTCCATGCTTTGTTTGCGATGTCTCCAGTACCAATGTACCAGTCACCTTTTTCCTGTGCGTTTACTCCAGCAACTGTAAGCAGTCCTAAAGTTAAACTTAAAATCAATTTTTTCATAAATTTTGTTTTAGTTAATATTCGGGTTAATTGAAATATAAGGGAAAACAGGAATTGTCCCCCTTAATTTGATGTACGTATAGTACTATGTGTTTTTAATCTCTCATAGAGTTTAATTGTTTTTAAAACCTTTATTGCTTGACATACATATGACCAGATTTTGGCCAACCCACATTTTTTTGTGGAAGTTTTAGAATTGTGAATAATTAATTGTTCACTATTAACATTTACACATACCTGTATTGTCACAGATAATGTCGCGTATAATGTTATTTACATTTGTGTATTTAAATTCTGGTACTACTACTTTACCTTCTTGTAAAGCACGACCTTTTGGAGCCATAAATGCTCCGTGTGTTGATGGTGTTGAAACAAAATCCCAACATAATAATTCAAAATCATCTTGTACTTCAACTGTACCTTCAGATAAATTTTCTGAAACTGAACCCATACCTCTAGATGATATACCAACTGTGATGCCTGAGGCAAATAGTGCTTTTAATATATTTCCTGCTGGTGTAGGTAATACTTCAACATCACCCATTACATCATCTCCGTCCCACCAACATCTTTTAATATTATGTGACACATTTTGTAAATTAATTACTGAAGATTCTGGATGGTCTAATTCACCCATTGCACGATTTTCTTTTACTGGACCCTCCATATATGCTTTAATTTCTCTTTCAAGAATTTCTTTTGGGTAAACTCTACCATTTTGGTTTTTAGCTTCAGCACGTTGTAATACACCTGATACTATTAAAGATTTATTTTCTTTAATAGAACGTTCTACTAATTGTTTGTCTACGTTAAATGGTCTATATTCTTGTAATAGCATATTATTTATTTTTTTTCTTTTTAAAAGCGTTTGGTGACATATATCCTCCACCACTACCTACATTAAATGAAGCACCACCCCCTGTTGTACTTACTTCATCTAAATCTTCATTTGGGTATGTTTTTCTAACATGTGTCCTAAATTTATTATATAATTCTTTTAATTCTTCAGATATATTATATAATACAATATCATTTGAATTTTCTTCTGCTAGTTTATTTAAATCAATTGCTTCAGCTTCTAAATCTTTTACCATATTAGAAAAAGAAGGTTTTTTTACTACTTTAGATGTTACTCTTCCCGTTTCTGGGTCTGCGGGTTCATTAACAAAATAAAAATCTTTTTCTCTATTTTGACCTTTATTTCCTCTAGCAGGATTTCTACTTGATTTTAATTCAGATAAAGTTGATTCTTTTACATTATATATTTCAACAAGACTAACCATGGATTGTTTTTAACTCATTTACTAATTCATAATAGTTAAGTAAGTTAATAACATTATCATCGTTTACAGATGTTTTTTTACATAATGGTTTAATCATTCCCTTTGTTTCAGTTAATTTTATAGCTACTGCTTTATCTTCAACCTTTTTAGAGTATTTTGAAAGATTTTTTTTAACTTCTTTGATTTCTTGGTTGATATAAGACTTAAGAGCAGGGCTATTAGTAACGCTATTAACATATTCTTTTAGTAAGGTCTGTTGGTTGTCTTGTAAACCACTATACTTGTTATTAAATTTTTCTAATAAAACTTTATAAGTAAGTAATCTAGTATCTTTATCTTGTTTACTAAAATTTTCTAAAATTGTATCTTTTTTAATTACTGTTGGTTTTATAGTAATATGTTCTAAAAGTGTTGTTTTAGAATTTACAATAGATATTGGCGATGCATTTTTATTTTCTAATAAATTAAAAATGGATGCCATAATTTTATAATCTGTTATTTTGGCTTTAAAAAAATCATTTACATTATAACTTTCTTTAATTTCTTTAATTAAATTATATTTTTCTCTTCTTAACTGACTTTTATTTAATTTTCCATGTGCTTCTAACAATGTATTAATTAACATTGTAGCTTGACTGTCTTTGTTATACTTTTGTGTAGCTAATGTATGGTATATTTTATATTCNTTTAATAATTCNGTTTTTTTATTAAAGTGTTTTTTTAAAAAAGATAGAGATTTTGACTGAGTACCTGTAATAGTATCAGAGGTTAATTGTCGAGTAAGAAGCTCAAACAAAATCCCAGTATTTTTATACTTAGAATGTTTTACTTTCATTTTTTATAAATTCGAATTTATCGTATATAAATATAAACTTATTTCTAAGACTTAATATTTTTTTCAGATAACATACCTGTTTCTTCTTCTTCTTTTAAAATTTGTCTTTTATTATGAAGTTTTTGAAGTGATTTTTTTAAATTTTGTGCTTCAAGAGTTCTTGTTTTATTAGGTGTTGTGGGTCTATCCGGTCTATCTGGTTTTAATCCTTTTTTTCCTAATGGGTCTCTACTAAAATTACTTTGATCTGAACCATAATTTTGTGGACGTTCTACTGGTCGACCTGGTTCTTTTTCATCATATCCTGTTGGTATCTGAGCCGGTCCTACTGATTTGTCTCTTTTATTACCATATAATGAAGCTAAATCGTGAGGTGTACCATAGGATATACCTGATTCTACAGGATCATTTCCTTCAGCTTCTAATTGTGATACTCTAAAGTTTTTCATAGCATCATCAAGCATAGCTTCTTTTTGATCATTATATTGGTCAGGTGATAAACCATATATATTTTCATAAACCCAATCTTTACTAAATAGCTTTCCATCTATCATTGTTTGGGCTACTGTGGTTTTAGCAGTAAATAATTCTATTTTTTCTTGTTCATAAACTATAGATGGAACAGTTAATTCTAAAGAAAAATCTACTAATTCTTCATCTGTAAAACCTTGTGCATATAAATGTACTAATGCTATTTTAGTTAATTCCGATTCTATAATTCTTTGTATACGTTCAACTGTTCTAGCAAAACGAATATCCATACCGGCTAATGTTGACTTTCCTTCTACCCCTTCTTCATAACCTAAAAATGGTTTAGGAATTTTAAGGGCAGCCATCATTTTAGCTTTTAAATATTCAATATCACCCGTACCATCATAATCTAAACCTTTAGTAGTATCAATTCGTGTTGAAGCGTCATTACCCCTAATAGGAATAAAGAAATCTTCAGTCATGTTTTGCATATTAAATTTAAGATTATAATCACCTGTATTTTGGTCAATGTAAGGTGTTTTTTTCATTTTATTAGCTGTGTCAGCCATAAATTGTTCTACTTTATCAGGATCAGTATTACCAATATTAATATAAAATACTCTTTTTTCAGGTGCTCTCATAATTCTATGAATTAACATAGCATCCTCCATTAACATTAATTGTTTAAATACTTTTCTAGATGGTTCTAAATAAGATCTACCATAAGGAAGATAATTAGAATCTGTTAGTAATCTAAAATGGGCAACTTCATAATTTTCTAATGTAAATTGGTCTCTTCTAATTGTGTTTGTTGCACCTGAAGCTAAACCATTTGGATCCATAGTAAAACGAGTATATGATGGGTTTTCTGGATCTGTTCCTTCTTCTCTTACTACTTCATATACCGATAAAGGTATAACATTATAAACACCAAACTTTTCTGAAACTTCCATTTTTAAATAAAAGTCTCCATACTTACACATATTTCTAACCCATGTAGGTAAATTAAATTCTAAATTTAAAACATCATAAAATAAATTATGTAATACTTTTCTAATATTTTCATTAGAAGAATTTATATTTAAAACATCCCCATATTCATTTCTTGAAGTTGTTTCGTCTGATATAATATCAAGTGCAGCTGCAATAATTGGATCATGATCCATAGCTTCATAATCACTATAAAGCTGTAGTCGCATTGACTGGTAATTAAGTGTTGGGTTGTATTGTAATGATGATCCAACAGGTTTGTGTAAACGTGTAAATCTATCATATAATGAATTTGTGGCTAGGTTTCCATATTTTTGGATCCTACCCGTGTCCATTACTTTTAATTGTTTTCCTCCTACATTTCTAATAATTACGTCACTTGAAAAAAGTCGTTGTAATCTTGAAAATAAACTAGTATCTGCCATTCTTTAGTTGTTTATTATAAATATATTAAAGAAGCCAAGTCAAATCTTGATTTCCGTGTTCACCCATATCTTGGGTCCATCCTGCGTCTTTTTTATTTACCCCACTACTATTATAAATAGCAGGGGCACTTTTTTTCCAATTACTTAATGCTGCATTTGTTATATCTAATCCTTGCTGTGCAAATTTTAATGCTGTATCCCTTACATAACATGCTGTTGCTAAAGACATTACTAAATCATCATTATATCCTCCTTGGGCTTCTGCTCTTCCATTTTTCCAAATAAAAGTACGCATTTCTTCTAATGATCTTTTTCCTTGAATAGTAATTGATTTATCTCTTAAATAAGCATCTAATTTTCCAATTACTAAAGGTCTTGATTTCATACTCATTGTAAAACCAGGAACCATTTTTGTTGTGTCTGTTATATCATACCCTCTAGCTAAAAATGAATCAGCATTAGTTGCTGCGTCTCCTTTAGGTGAGTAATATAAATTTTTATATCCCTTATCTATTACTACTTGAATTGTATTCCACCCTATATTAGCATTTTCAATTACAAGTAATGCATTATTATATTCAGTAGCTATAGCTACTAACATATGGCCAAATTCTTTTGTACCAATTTGGCTTTTAAATTCACCAATTTGTTTACATTCTTCAATGTCTATAATATGGAAGGCAGAATAATCTTTACTGTCGCCACGAGCAACATCGGCTACTACTAAATATTTTCTACTATAATCTGGGTATTCCCAAACATAAAAACTGCCATCTATTCCTCTTCTTTCTACAGGATCTATAGTAAGTGTATCATAATAATTTAATAATTCAGGAGTAAATACAGTATTACCTGAAGTTGTAAAATCACAATCACATTCTTGTGATGCCATTCTGGGTCCTAATTCATCTTCTTGTTGATTTCTCCAAGCTTCATCTCTTTCTGGATGTACTGTCCAAGGTAATCTTATAGGAGTAAATCCATTTGTTCCTTCTTCTCCTCTAACCCACATTTTATGAAAAAAGTTACCTGTTCCATTAGGTGTAGATAAAATAATTGCTCTACCCCCCGTTGATAATGTTTGTTGAGAGGATGCCCAAATTTCTTCTATTCTATTTCCTTCAATAAAAGCAGCCTCATCAATAATTAATAAAGAAATTGCTTCTGATCTACCTGCGTCACTTGCTGCTGATACTGCTTTTACTTGAGAACCATTTTTAAGCCGAAGTGCTAATTTGTTATTTTCTTCAAAACCTAATTTTAACCAAGAAGGTAAATTTTCATACATAAATTTTACCTTTGTAACTAAGTTTTTAGCTGTGTCTTGTTTAGTTGCAATTACTAATACATTTGTATCTTTTTGAAATATCATTTGCCATAAAGCCATACCCGCAGATAGGGTTGAGATTCCTAATTGACGGGATTTTAAAATAATATTTCTTTCGTTTTTATTTAATAATTTTAATACTCCTTCTTGAAAAGGATATAAATTAAATTTAATACGACCCCTTGTAGGATGTTGAATCATACAATATTTTTTCATAAAGTATATAGGATCTTTAGCACATTTAATGTACTCTTGCTTTATGATTTGTTTTATATTAGATTGTGCCATATCGTATTATACATATTGAGCTACTGCTTTTTTAACTTGTTCTATGCGTTCTTCTACGGTACCTTTAATTGTAATTGTATTTTTTTTATACATTCCCACAATTTGTTTTATTTTTTCATCAACTGCTGTTCTATATTCTGCGTTTGTTTCTCTAACACCATTATCTTCTATTTCTACCCCTTCAGGAGACACATAAAATAAAATATCATATTCTTTTATTAAATAATATAAAGTAGCATTTAAATAAAACTTTTCATGATCTTTCATTGATTCAGATAAATCAGCAAATGCCATAACATCAATTACTGTTCTGTCTGTTATAATTTTTTCTTGCATTAATTCAGCTGCTCTTTCAGAAGCAAAAACTAACTGTCCTTTTAATGTACTGTCTGTATTTAAAGGTATTCCTAAATTCATTAAATGTTTAGAACGTTCTGTTCTAAAATGGTAATCTTTAAATTCAGGTGAATTCTTTAATGCATTTACTAGTGTAGTTTTTCCTACACTCATTGTTCCACAAAATCCTATTCTCATATATTAATTTCTATGTGTTTGTCCTTTAGCAGCTGCTTTTTTATACCAAGGTAAACCTTCTTTACCTTTCATAATTTCATTCCAATCATCAAAAGTATATTCAATACCATTTAAATAATATTCTTT